ACGACTTCAATAGCTGTTGCCATCATGCACCTATTTCCATGAGAATAATTGAGGAAAGTTCGCCACCATACTGGAATGTCACAATTCCTGAGTTAGTTGTAAAAACTGGTTTTGCCTGTAATTTATACACTAAAGATGAAGTACTTGCGGGGGAATCCATGTAGGTCAAATTCCAAACATTGCTATTGATAACTCTAGCAACGCTGCCAGTTTCCAAATAAGCAGCCTCACGATCATCCAGCGTTGTTGAGTCACGAAGCAAAAGAGTGAAAAAACCTTGATTCGCTGCACTTCTATCAAATAAAACTTGGCTTGAAATCATGACCAAGATTTTTGAGGTTGCAGATGTAGGTGTAATCGTTGCAGTAATGTTTGTATCGGTATAAGAACTACTCGAAATTGTGGTCGAGGTTGTCGATGTTGCATTGATTACCTGCAAAACCTTTCCACCTCCACCAGCCGCGGCCGCCCATTTCAAACCCGTTGCGGTTGTTGAATCAGCGGTCAAAATGTGACCATTTGTTCCCACGCCTAAATTGTCAAAAGTCTGCGAACCCGTGCCAACGATTAAATCGCCTTTGGCAGCAATTTCAGTTGCCATTGAATTTGTAATCGTTACCGCACCTGATGTGCCGCCTCCTGAAATACCTGTGCCAGCATTAACAGCTGTGATGTCACCTTGGTCATTTGTGATCCACACGAAATCCATGTCGGTGTTTGAATTCTTGGCCAAGATTTGGCCGGATGTTCCGCCTTTGAGATCAGCCAACGATGTATCGACCGCCTGACCAAATACTTCAAAATCAGCCGGCAAATCCGTAACCAAATCTGTCGGTGTCGGCATTTGCCATCCAAAATTCGATGTCGGGTTGCTCACTTGTTTCTCCTTACGCTACGACTAACGCCTCAGCCCATGTGAGGCTGCCGCTGATTGTGTTCCATTGTTCTGCGATTGGTACATCCTGCCATTGCATGGCTTGCAACGAAAATGCCAATGGGGAAAGAATAGCCGTGACCGATACGCTGTTGTAAGCGGCACGCCATGTCCAGCCTTCAACAAAACCAAGGTATGTGCCAGCTGCCATGTTCAGCGGCAGATCGTTGATACGCAATGGCAATCCCATGAAAATGTTGATCAGCGCATCGCGATCAGAATCATCAATTTCCGTGTTTGTCAGCTCAAAAGTGATTTGGCGGAAATTAGCCTGTGGGTATGACCTCAAGCTCAAATAAAATGCAGCTTGATCCTCAGCATCGGTTTGATTTTCAATGGTTGTCGTGATGATTTGAGCCAATGGCCCATACGCTAAGACCGATGCAGCATCGGTGTCTGTCACCTCTAAAGTTGAATTCTCTTTGTATTTCAATGTGATTTGGTTGCGGATGTCACCGGATCGGGTTTGGATTGACATTGAGTCGGCAATTGCTTGAGCCGCTGAGAGATCGGTGTATCCGTTTGTAGCCAGGTAAATTGATCGGTGTAAAGCTGCGGCATAGGAAATTTGGCCTTGTGGGTTTTCGTAGATGTAGCCAAGTCCTGATGTGGCTAAACCTGATACCAAAGAATAAACATCGGTTGTGGATGCATTGCGTTTTGCTAGTTCATACTCACCCGGACGATCAATTTCGCCTAATCCTAAGTTTTCAGCATTGGCCCATGTGGTTGTCGGTGTGTAAGTATTCCATTGCAATGCACCCGGCACTTCGTTCCATGTGTTGAGCAACAGATCAGACAAAATGCTGTAAATCTGATCGCCATCATTATCCTTGACCAAAACGCCATCGGTGAGTGATTTTGGCAATCTGGCCAAAGCTCCTAAGCCTAAAATTGACACCGATTGATTGATGCCAACGACACCCGATGCAGCAATGCCAATGTCGAATTCCACGACAGTACCGCCAAAGATTGGCACAAAAGTATTGGTCGAATCCTGCAATTCAACAGAAATGGCATCATTAATTTCAATGTCAATGTTTGATTGATCCAGATTGATCAGCTGGAGATTGACATACCCGGCATTGGCTTGTTCATAAATGTTTGTCCGGCCTGATGTAATTGTCAGATTGGCCAACACATAATTGGTGTACTCAATACCACCTACGCGAACACGCCAAATTGGATTAAAAAGGCTCATCAGAATTGCAATCCAGCAGCACCATTTGTGCCACGATAAAATGAATTGTTGAACGCATCCACGGCAGCACGCTTGAAACCTTCCTCATCGATTACCGATGCGGCATTGACATTGATGACGATTCTTTCAGCTGTTGAAAGGCCACCGGTGGCCGCTGATCTAGCTGCCGCAGCTGCCTCGCGTGCAGCTCTTAATCGCTCGGTTTCTGCCTTCAATTCCTCACGCCTTAAAATTGCAGCTTGCATGGCTGGTGAATAAGCCTCAATCGGTGCGCCGGTAAATGTCGATGAGCCAGCCGTTGGAGCAAAGATTCCTGTACCAGATGGAGTTACTAATCCACCGGAACCATCTTCCCCACCAAACACTAAACCTTCACTAGCTGCACCTGTAACAAAACTTGCGCCAGTTGCGCCACCCCCGAAAAAGCGTGTGACCGGATTATCCTTTATGAAATTAACAAATTCCTTCATTTTATTGATTGTGCTGGTGATAAACCCAACAAGCTTTGAAAAGCCGGTAACAAGACCAGCAACAATTGTGCCGATTGCTTGCAATGCTAATTTGAAAGCACCACCTAAAATTGGTGCCAAATCTTCTTTTACAAATGTGGCAATTGACTTGAATAATCCAAGCAATGGCTTCAATTCATCGCTGTTGTCCACAACAGCATTTTTGATTTTGTTAAATGCGCTGACTAAACCTTCAAATGCGGGTCGAATGACAGCTGCAAAAGCCGGAACAATTGTGTCAGCAATAAATCCATACCAAGCTTTGATAATTGGCAAAACATCATCGCGAACTATTTTCAAAATCTGAGTAAAGGCTGGCCCCAATGTTTTGCTTAAATTGCCGGCAAAATCTTGAATTGCTGGGATGCCTTTGTCCACAAAGCCGCTGACCAATGGTGTTAGCGCATCAAGTACATACGATCCGACAGTCTCTTTTGCTTCATCAAATGCAACACTAAGCCGTGCCATTTTGCCTTGAAATGTTTCGGCTTGTCTTGATGCCTGACCTTCGAAAGTCTTTGAAAGCGCGGCAGCGGCAGCATCAAAATTCTTTGATTTGATTATTGAATCATCGATGCCAACACCTAAACGCCTAAGTGCTCCTAAGTTGCCATCATAGGCTTTACCCAATGCCTCAGAAACGGCACCCAAATCTTTGCCCGTACCGGCTGCGATGTCCAACGCTAGTGTTTGAAGTTTTTGTGCCTCAGCAACATCATTTGTGGCTCTCAGCAACCGATCTAGCGATGGCCTCAATTGGTCATCGGTCACACCATTGGCCAATGCGGTTTGAGTTATGTATTCTTCAACGGCTGCAATTTGAGCATTTGTTGCACCGGTGACATTTTGCAAAGTGGTTGCCAATTTGGCTTGAGCGGCTTCATCCTCAATGGCAGCCTTAACGCCATCAACCAGCAATTTGCCAGCATAAGCTGCGGCAGCTGCTCCAGCTACGGCAAAAGCTGCACCGGCTTTCTTAGCAAATCCACCGAGCTTTGTGCCAAAACCTTCAACCTCATTTGATCCGCTGTTAAGATTCTTTTTGAGGTTGTCAATGTCAGCCAGAATCGAAAGCTTGAGCGTTCTTGATTGACCGGCCATCACCACTCCTTCAAAATCTTTGTAAATGCAGCTTCCCATTGAGCGATGATGTGAGGCTGCTCAGCTCTCAATGTTGGATAAATAAAGTATCCTCTTGATCCGCGACCTTCACGACCAGACCACACCGGGAATTGTTTGAATTTATTTGACCCAAATTCATAACCGCCCCAAAGTTGTTGAGTTGTACCGCCACCGCTAAATTTCTGAGAAACAAAGCCAAATGACAGCTCACCAATCTTTGATGACTTGCTTACACGCGATCCATCAGCGACACGGCTGGCCGCTTTATTTGGTCGGCCATTAGCTGCGCTTTTGATTTTGGATTGCACATAAGTAGCCAAGCCATTTGATACGCCTTTGGCCTGTGCGACAGCTTGATCATCCATGCCTTTGAAAGCTTGCAAAATGCCGCGCAATTGAGCCTTGTCATAGGTGATTGACTCAGTTGCCATTTCTGATCCTTAGTATCTCGAAAGCGGTTAAAATGTCCTCAGCTGTTTGAAACTCTGATCGTGACAATCCCGTATCGATAGCCAATTCCCAAAGAATCCGGTTTATTGATCCGGATTCGTAACTTTTGGGTTTTCGGTTTCTCCCATGTTGATGTCAGTTACAGTTTCGCACCAAATCTCAAAAGGCTTGACAGGCTTTCCAGCTGACTCGCGTTTCATTGCGTGGTACGCCAAAAACATCAGATCAGCAATGCCCAATTTCTCAGATACTTGCTGAATCGTGTTTCCAGTTTTTTGTTCCCATTTCATCCACTCCGGTGGGAGCGCGGTATAGGTTGCGC